CAAAAACAATCCGAACCAGTTATGGATCAGTGCCATTGGCAACGATGGCGACTTTCTGGAATCTACAGATGATGCGTCTGCATTCTCTATGGCTTCATCATCGGCACAGGCAGACAACATCCTGCACCTGGCACAGCGTGGTGGTGTGGTCGCTTTAACGGGTGGATCTGAATTTCTAATCAGTTCGTCCGGCGCATTTACGCCAGCATCAGCCCAGATTGAACAGCATACAACCTACGGCGCAAAGGCGAATGTTCGACCATGTCTGGTGGGAAATGAGCTGCTATTTGTCCAGCGTGGTGGTAACCGTCTGCGCGCACTGTCATATCGTTATGAAGTGGATGGTCTGGTCAGTCCTGAACTGTCAGCCATTGCACCACATATTGCAGAAGATCATGGCGGCATTAAGGAACTGACCTACCAGCAAACGCCGTACAGTCTGGTGTGGATGGTGCTCAATGATGGCAAGGTGGCTTCAATTACGTTGAACCGTGATCAGGAAATGAATGCCTGGTCTCAGCATGATTTTGGTGGATCTGTGCGCTCGATCTGTGCCTTACCACAAGCCAACGGCAATGACCTGTGTTTCATGCTGGTTGCGCGTAAATCATCCGTCGTACTTGAGCAGCTGGACGATACTTCATACATGGATTGTGAAATTGCCCATAACGGGGATCTGGCCAGTAGAAACCTGCATAACGTCACTCAGTACCGGTTCAATAATACGGATGGCTACTTCTACGATGACAACCAGCCAACATCCGGCACATGGTTTGCAGGTCAGCCGTTCAATATGGAAGTTGAGTTTTTACCGCCGGATCACAGTCAGGTGCCGAGCACAGCAATGCTGCACAAGATCCAGGCGCATGAAGTGATCTTGGATATCCGCAAGTCAGTAGGCGGCCAATACAACCAGTACGAGCTGGAATATAAGCCATTCAACCAGCAAGCCTTCCAGAACCTGCCTTATACCGGTCCCGTTAATGTCAGCATGAATGGCTGGTCGACCTTGCACGAAATGGAATTAAAAATTACACACAACAAACCGCTACCGTTCCACGTGCAGAGTGTAGCTATGTTGGTATCCATGAATGAGAAATAAAGATGCTTGTACGTCCGGCAACACTAGAAGATTTAGACACGCTTGTTTACTGGGGCAAGCGTCTTACAGATGAATCACCACGGTTTAAGAATCAGGGCTTCAGTGCAGAACGAGCAGAAAAACTCTTTGCTCATTTGATTGATAAGCTCGGATCAATCCTGATCGTGATGGATCACTACATGAACCCGGTAGGCGGCCTGATCGGTGTGCTAGATACCGACTGGCGAACCGGTCAGATGCTGGCATTTGAACAGGGAATTTATGTACTTCCTGAATACCGGAATACAGGTGCAGCCAGTGCATTGGTGAAAAGCTTTGAAGCATGGGCGACTGTACACGGTGCAGACCGCATCCAGATCGGCACTATGACTGGCATTCATGCTGAACGTACCGTGAGCCTGTATGAATCATTAGGCTTTGAGCTGGTCGGCTATGTACTGGAAAAGGAGGTTTAATCATGTGTGGTGGTAGTCCGGTTGGTGACATCATGAACGGTGTGCAGAACCTTGCCAATGCGCAGATGGCAGATGCTACGGCAAAAGGTAATGCCAAGACCGTTCAATCTGTGGCGCGGTTAGAAGCTGAAAAGATGAAGCGCCAGGGTAAAAGCAATGCATCTTCGGCACGTGCTGCAGCTGCGGAAAATGGTGTGGATGTGGATGTAGGTGCAGCAGCCATGATTCAGGATGAGCATATCTCTGATGCAGCCTATAACGCTTCAATGAATATTTCGGATGCAGGGTATCAGGCAAAGCAGATCCGTGTTCAAGGCAAGATGCAGCGCAATAACTACGGTATGCAAGCGGCGTCAGACTTTATGAGTGCGGGTGTTAAAGCCTTTTCAGGAGGTTGGAAGTAATGGCGATTATTCCACGTTCGCAGGGTCGTGTTACATCACAGCCAACCTTGCAGCAACATACACCGATGACCGGCCTTTCCAGTATTGGCAAGGTAGTGGACGGCGTTCTGGATGAACGCAAACGCAAGCAGGAAGAAGCGGAAGTATCGGCTAAACGTGTCGAGCTATATCACAACGATCTGGCCAAGCAGGAAGCGAAGGTTAAGCTTGATGATGTGATGACACGTGAAATGTCGGAACAGATCACGCTACTGAAAAATGATGTGTCTAACGGTGCTATGAATGCAGACCAGGCGAACAAGACATTCAATGAATGGTCAAAGGCACGTTTTAAACAGATGCAAAATGAACTGCCGTGGGATTCCATGCATGAGCTGGAAAATTACTGGACAGAAAATGCGACCAGAAACGCGACTGGCTTCCTACCGTTGCAATTGCGTGCCGATGCTCAGAAGGGTGTAGTCGTTGCAGACCGTGCCACTGAGATTGCAACACGTATGAG